CGGCGCGGCGCGCCGCGCCTCATTGCTGCGCTCGCAACACCGTGTGGCGCCGAGCGGTCAACTTCGGCGCAACTCCGTTGGTGTTTGCGCGGCCGCTCGGCGGAGCGGCCGCGACTTTTTTACACCGCAACGCCGCGGGGTGAAGTGACATGACCGAAATCACGATTCGCATCGACGACGCCAGGGTGCGGCGGGCGCTGAACGACTTCCTGCGCCGCGGGCGCGATATGAGCCCGGCGATGCGGGAAGTCGCGGCGACCTTGGAGCGCGAGGCGGAGGCGGCGTTTGAAAACCAGCGAGCGCCGGACGGCACGGCGTGGGCGGAGTTGTCGGCCACCACCAAACAGCGGCGGCAAAAACGAGGCACTTGGCCGGGGCAGGTTTTGCAAGTGAGCGGCACGCTGTCGAATTCCATCACCAGCGCGCATGGCGCGGACTTCGCCCTCGCGGGCACGAACATTATTTACGCCGCGCCGCATCAGTTTGGCGCGCGGCGCGGGCAGTTTGGCGCGACCAAACGCGGCGCGCCGATTCCGTGGGGGGACATCCCCGCGCGGCCGTTCCTCGGCCTCTCGCCGGACGGCGAGACGGCCGTGGTTTCGATTCTTACCAAGCACTTAGCGGAGGCAGTTCAATGATTCTTGCGCATCCTAATTCCTGCACCTCGCCGGCGGCGGTGGCGCGGGTGGAACAAGCGACCGGGCGGCGCGCGGTGATCCGCGGCGGCCGGGTGGAGTTGCGCGCGGCGGCAAGCGCCGACGAGGCGGTGGCCGCGGCGCGCGCGAAAGTAGCCGTTGTCGATACCCGCGCATGGGCGGCAGGGGGGGCCATGGACGGCCCGGAGGCGGCGTGATGCATGCGGCCAAGGTGGAGTTGTCGCCGCGCCTGCAGCGGGTGCTGGCGCTCATCAGCGACGGCTCGGAGCACTCGACGCGCGACATCGCGCAAGGCGCGGAGGTGTGCGCGGTGAGTTCGTGCGTTGCCGAGTTGCGCGCGGCCGGGGCGGTTATCCACTGCCGCCAGGTGATGCGCCGGCATCCGGACGGCACCATGCGGCGGCTGTTTTATTACCGCATGACGGCGCCGCCGGAGGTGAAGCAATGACCTCGGCAAACAAGCGCGCGACGGTGGCGCGGTTGCCGCGGCGGCCGGCGCCGCATGCGCAACCGGCGGACGCCGGGCCGGTGCATCTCGGCAACTTTGCGCCGGCGGAGGCGGCGCCGCCGGGCGCGGCCGAGGCGACCGCGGCGCGGCTGGTGAAGTTGGGCCAGCGGCTGGACATCACGCTGCCGGCCGACGCCGAGGAGGCGTGGGAGCGGGCGACCGATGAATACGACCGGGCGACGCGGGCGATGGTGCGCGCGGGGGTGTACTTCCTGTGGCTGAAAGAGCGCTTGCCGCATGGCGAGTTTCAGGCCGGCGTGGAGGCGCGGGACATCGAGCCGCGGCGCGCGCGCGAGGCGATGCGGGTGGCGCGGTGGCTGATGCAGTTGGCGGCGCCGGCGGGCTCAAAACGGCGACCGTCCGCCGTTTTGAAAACGGTGCTCGACATCGGCCCGCAAAAACTCCTCGCGCTGAGCCGCGTGTCGCCGGAAGTGTTTGATAATTCGGCGGATTTTGACTTAACTGCGGTGGATTGCATGTCGGTGCGCATGCTTAAAAAACACCTCAATAAATACCAAGAAAAATCCGAGAATTTGTTCAAACAGGCGGAGCACTGGAAGAGCCAGGCGCACACCCTGATGACCGCGACCGGGGCCGAGCGGGCCGGCAGCGAGCGGCCGGCGAGCGTGAGCCGGGCGCGCAGCGAGGGCGCGGCGCTGGCCGACCAGGCGCTGGCGCACATCGGCGCGCTGGCGCACCAAGCGGATGCGCTGCTGCGCGCCGATGACTTGGGCGCCGACCGCGCCGAGCGCACCGCGAACCTGGCGGCCGCGGCGCAGCCGCTGGCGCTGCACATCGGCGCGGTGGCGAGCGCGGCGCTGCTGGCGCTGGAGAGCATGCGCGAGACGCTCGGCGATTACCTGCCGGCGCAGTGGGATGCGGAGCATCAGCCGGAGCCGGTGAGCGAGGCGCTCGCGCATGAACTGGGGCGGTGGCGCGCGGTGCATGTGCGCAAGATGGCGGCGGAGGCGGTTGACCGCGAGAACGCGCGGGTGGCGCGCGGCGAGGTCAAGCGCGGGCGCGGCCGGCCGGCGGCGAATCCGCTGAAAGACTTGATGGCGCAACTGGCGCCGCCGAAGCGCCGGCCGGGACGGCCGCGCAAGGAGGCGAAGACATGAGCGGCAAGCGCGAGGCCGGGATGCGCGCCCGCTTAACGAATTGCGGGCGTGGCAAGGAGGTGGCCGCGCGGCGTGGCGGCAAAAGCGACTCTGCGCCGGCGGATAGATTGCCATCCGTGGCGTCTGGCTTCCCGCATCCCCCGCTCGTGGGCGGGGGCAGGCCCAGCGGGAATGACGGCGCTTCGCGCCGGCGGCAGACGGCGCTGGGGCGGGCGGTGAGCGGGGGCGGCGAGGTGCTGCCGCTGCACCGGCAGTTGGCGGCGGCCGAGCAGGCGGTGGACGGCGACGGCGCGAAGTTGAGCGAGGCGGCGCTGGCGCGCGCGGCGCTGTGCCGGCGACTGGAGAACTTGATGCTCGCGGGCGACTTGAACGCGACCCAGGCGATTGCCGAGTTGCGCGCGGCCGAGGCGGACGCCCCCAGCGCGAACACGCTGCGGCGGTGGCTGAAGTTATGGCGCGGCGGCGGCGCGAGCGCGCTTGCCGACCAGCGCAGCGGACGGGCGCGGCTGACCTACGGCTGGGAGGCGCGCGCGATTGAACTCTGGAATCAACCGCAATGCCCGGCGCGGGCGACGGTGGCGTGGCAACTGCGCGGCGAGGGCTGGCGCGATGCCACCGAGACGCGGGTGCGGCGGTATTTGAACGCGTTGCCGGCATCGGTGGGCGGCGAGAACACCCGGCGGCGGCGCGGCGCGCATCACTTCCGGCAGAACTTCACGCCGCATGTCATCCGCGATGAGACGCCGGTTGATGTCGGCATGATTTACGAGGGCGACGGTCACACCTGCGATGTGCATGTGCAGCATCCGGCGACCGGCAAGCGGTACCGGCCGGAGTTGACGGTTTGGATTGATGTGCGGTCGCACTTCGTCGCCGGCTGGTGGTTATCGGAGGCCGAGTCGGCGGTGTCGACGCTGTTCAGTCTCTCGCACGCTTTCACCGGGCATGACCATGTGCCGGCGGCGCTGCATGTGGACCCCGGCAGCGGCTTCAAGAACGCGATGATGCAAGCCGAGACGGTCGGCTGGCTGAACAAGTTGGGGGTGACGGTGTTCCACGCCCGGCCGGGCAACGCGCGCGGCAAGGGGTTGGTGGAGGGGTGGTTCCGGCACTTCGAGGAACGCTGCGGCAAGTTGTTCGACACTTTCGTGGGGCAGAACCGTACCGATGACCTGATGCGCCGCCCGGACAAATCCGCGCGCGAGGGGAAAATCACGGTGCCGTCGCTGCGCGACTACGCGGCCGCGGTGCAGGCATACATCGACTCGTATAACGCCAACCCGCAGCGGCGGCTGGGCTGCGCGCCGGCGGAATTGTGGGGGCGGGAGTTGCAGCGCGCGCCGGTGGGCATGAGCGAGGCGATGCTGCTGCGCCCGGCGCTGCAGCGCAAGGTGAGGCGCGCCAGCGTGACGCTGTTCCGGCGCCGATATACGCATCCGAATCTGTACATGGTCGACGGCGAGGTTGTGGAGGTGGAATACAACCTGCTCGACGACAGCCGGGTGTGGATTAACCGCGGCGGCCGGCGACTGTGCGAGGCGCATAAATCCAGCGCGCGGCCGTGGGTGGGCGCGTCGGTGATTGACGACTTGCGCCTGGCGCGCGCGGCCGGGCAAGAAAAACGCTTGGCGCGCAAGTTGGCGGAAGCGCAGGCGCGCGCGCGGCCGGCGCTGGACGGCCAGGCGGCGGTGCAACACCTGGAGTTGCCGGCGGACACCGATGTCGCGGCGGCTCTTGACCCTTTCGATTGTCTTCCCGACGACGGCGATTAAGCCGGCGTCTTTTCTCGCAACCGCATCAACGGAGTTCCCCATGAGCAACAACGCACAAGCAAACGCGCAAGCCCGCCTTCAGGCTGCGCAGCAGGCGCGCGCCGCGCGCAACGCGCAGCAGCAACGCTTCGGCGCCGCGGGCAAAAAATACGCCGACACCTACACGCCGAAAGACATCCAGATGTGCCGGCGGGTGAATGAATGGCTGGCGGAGATGCAGCCGGGCCACAGCCGCGCGCAACTGGCGAAGATGACCGGCATCTCGGCCGGCACGGTGTCGCTGGTGCTGAGCGGCCAGTATCCGTCGCCGCCGACGGTGCACTTGGAGGCGATGTTCGGCGCGGTGGACCGCGCCACCGCGCGCACGGTGGAGCCGTCCGACATGCCGTTCACGCCGACCAGCGTATCCAAGGCGGTGTTCAAGATTATCCGGCGCGCGCACCTGGACCGCGACTTCGGCATCTTTCCGGGCCGGGTTGGCGTCGGCAAAACCATGGCGTGCAAACAGTACGCGCGCGAGAACGCCAAAGCCTGCGTGCTCATCGAGGCCTATCCGGGGGCCGGCGCGGCGGTGGTGCTGCGCCTGCTGGCACAACGCATCGGCGCGCCGGCGCAGCGCCGCACCATCGCCGACATCACCGCGGTGGTGGTGGACACGCTGCGCGGCTCGGACACGGTCATCATCATCGACGAGGCCGAGACGCTGACCGACCAGGCGCTGCTGCACCTGCGGCGGGTGAGCGACGCGGCCGGCGTGGGCGTGGTGCTGGTGGGGACGCCGGCGCTGCTGGGGTTGGTCTACGACCCGGACGGCAAGTTCGGGCAGATCACCTCGCGCATCGGCTTCTGGCCGCCGATTTGCCAAACCATCAACAGCGAGGATGTGAAGGCGCTCACCGCGGCGTTTTACACCGCCGCCACCGTCAACTCGGACACGGTGCTGGCGCTGGCGGAAGCCTGCCAAGGCTCGGCGCGCACGCTGCGCAACCTGCTGCGCAACGCCAGCCGGCACTGCCGCGGCAGCGGCAAAAGATTAAGCGCGGACATCGTGCAAGCGGTGGACAAACAAACCATGGGCGGCCGGCGGCTGGCGGCGTGATGCGACATCCGCGCCAGCGGCTTGCCGCTGACTATCAACCCAAACTCTCAACCCAAACTGACGAGGTTAACGATGACTGAACTGGAACATATCGCCGGCTTGTGCAAGCAGTTGGCGGACGCGCGCGAGGCGCTCGGCACGGTGGTGACCGACATCCGGCAACTGCAGCGCGGCGCGGTGAAAGACCGCCTGCGCGAGTTGAAAAAATGCGCGGCGAATGTGAGTTCGCTAAAAGACCAATTGTACGCGGCGATTACGGCCGCGCCGCATTTGTTCGAGGCGCCGAAGACCCGCGCGATTGACGGCATCAAGGTGGGCTACCGCAAGATGCCCGGGGCCATCGAGGGCGACGAGGCCGCGGCGCTGGCGCGCATCCGCAAGACGCTGCCGGACCTGGCCGACGACCTCATCCGCACCAAAGAGACGCTCAACAAAACCGCGCTGCGCAAGTTGGACGCGAAGCAGTTGGCGCGCATCGGGCTGACCCTCACGGATGTCGACGACGAGGTGGTGCTGCAAGCCGCCAGTTCCGACCTGGATAAACTGGTGGATACGCTCATCGAAGACAGCCAGGCGGAGGCGGCATGAACTGCAATCCGCATTTCAACCCCGCCAACTGCGGCGACGATTACGGGCGGCGGCGCGATCCGGCCGTCGATGCGGCGCCGCTGGAGACGGTGGCGTTGGGCGATGGCGGCGATGATGACGCGCCGAGCCGCGACGGCGGCGCGGCCGGCGATGCGCCAAGCAACACCGTCGATGATTCCATGCGGAACGCCACGCCGCTGATGAACCGGAAACTGCCGGTGAGCGGCGGGGCCGGGTGGCTGTCGGCGCGCGCGCCGGCGCAACACGAGGCGACCGGCATCCACATCCACCTGGCGGCGCACGGCGGCACGACGCAAATCGAAATCGCCGGCGCGCGCTTGGACGACCGCCGGGTGGGGGTGAGCGCGCGGCTGTCGCGGGCCGAGTTGCGCGAGTTGATTCGCACGCTGGTGATGACGCGCGAGCGGTGGGACGCGGCATGCGGGGAGGGGCTGTGAACAGCAGGCGCGCGCTGTTAGCGAAGATTCACATCGCCAAGAAAGCGCTGGCGATGGAAGATGCGTACTACCGCGCGTTGCTGCGCCGCGAGACCGGGCTGGATTCCGCGGGCAAGATGAGCGATGCGGAGTTGCAGAAGGCGCTGGCGGCGTTCCAGCGCCTTGGCTGGAACCCGGCGGCGCGCGCCGACGACGAGGCGGCCGGGCAGTCGCCGCACGGCGCGCCGGCACAACGACGCAAGATTGCGGCGCTGCTTAAAGCCGGCGGCAAGCCGGCGGCGTACGGCGAGGCGGTGGCAAAACGCATGCACAACAAACCGCTGGCGTTTTGCTCGCCGGCGGAATTGCGCGGCGTGATTGCGGCGCTGAACGCGAACCGACAACGGCAGCGGGGGGCGGCGGCATGAAGCGCGCGGAGTTGGTGGAGGTCATCGGCCTGGAAGCGGCGGTTTTGCTGACGCGCAGCGCCGGCGGCAAGCGGATGTATATGTCGCCGCCGACCGCGGACGACCCGGTGGTCAAGGTCATCGGCATGGACGCGTACCGCCGCCTGCACAAAGCGTTCGGCGGCGAGATGTTGGACCTGCCGTCGTTCAGCAGCGTGCGCGCGCTGGCGCGCCGCGAGCAAGCGCTGCACCTGCTGCACAAAGGCATGAGTGTGCGCAAGGTGGCGGCCGAGACGAAGTTAAGCCGACGCGGGGTGGCGCGCCTGCTGGGAGAAATCCATCCGGGCCGGGCGCGGTGACTTGATGCCGCCCTTGGCGCTGGATTTGTTCTGCGGCGCGGGCGGAGCATCGGCCGGCTTGGCCGACGCCGGGTTTGAGGTGCATGGCGTGGACATCGACCTGCGCGTCGGCGACGGCGCGGGCATCGATAACCCGGTCATCCGACTCGGCTGGCGCGCCGACATACTGGATATCAAACCGGCGTTGTTGCGGCACTACGATTTTGTTTGGGCGTCGCCGCCGTGCCAGTTGTTCTCGTCAGCCACGCGGCTGTCGAAGTCCAAACAAGCGGCGGTGAATCTCATCCCGCAAACGCGCCGCCTGCTGCTCGAAGCCGGGGTGCCGGCGGTGATGGAGAATGTGCCGGGCGCGCCGCTGCGGGCGGATTTTGTTCTCACCGGCCAGAAGGTCGGCGAGCCGGAGATGATTCGAAAACGGCATTTTGAGTTCGTCAACATGCCGCCGCCGCCACCCGCGCCGGATACCTGCGCGCGCGCCGCGGACATCGTGTGCTTGACCGGCAACGGCGCGCCGTTCGCGCCAAAGTTGGTGCGCCGCGGCTACCGGAAGTTTGTGTCGCTGCCGCGCGCCGAGAAGTTGGCGTGGAAACGCCGCGCCATCGGTTGCGACTGGATGACCTGGCGCGAGTGCAACCAAGCGGTGCCTCGCCGATACGCCGCGATGATTGGCATGCATGCGCTGGCTCACATCGGCGAGCGCTGACCACGCGACGCTGCGGCCGGCGAATGGATGAGCCTGGATTTCGGCGGCGGAGATGCGGCGTATCGAATGACTCCCCGCACATAAAAAACGCCGCAAATTGTGCGCGGCCGGCAACGAATTTTCATCACACTAACGCCTCCGCGGCCCCCCGGCGAACAAAAAACAACAAGTCGCAATAAGCGATTAAAAACCGTCTTTTTCCGACCATTTTCGAGCGATTAAACGACAGTTTTTCATCGAAAACTATGCAAAAAATTCCCATCTCAAACGACTCCCCCAGCAT